GACGTATAACGTAGCTCCACTAGCTTGGCGTGGGCTTCCTCCTCACTTAGGATGGCAGTTTTAAGTCCGGTAAGAATATCAGACTTGGTTAGTTCGCGACTCTTTACTACCGCGTCCTCCTCGTCCTTTGGTATGTTTATCTCCAGGATATAAGCCGCTTCGTCCTCATCATAACCCAGGTCCATGAGGAGCTCCTCGCCCTCATCCCGGGTAATAACCCCGGTCTTTACCCCTTTGATAATGTCGGTCTTAGTTATATCACGCTCCCCAGAGGTCCTCTCCGGCGCATCGGCAGCAACCTTCATCTGTATAAATTCCTCAAGTCTTTCTACCGGCATACCAAGCGCGGTGAGCTCTGCTTTAACCTCGTCAAGGGTAATCCAGCCTTTTTTCCACCTGGCCATGAGGTCAGGGAAGGCAACATATACCTTTGTCCACAGTACGTAGTCGTCTAAGTTGGTACCGCGATAGCCCATGCCGGAGTAGAGCTCTCTCAGCCTGGCTTCGTTGATAGTCCTCATATCCCACCAGCGCCGGACATCAACCCTGGTGGGCCAGGTATAGGCTGTCTGAATTAGCAGGTCCCTCCAGTAGGGCGGTATCTCGACTACCCTAAACCAGTCGTAAACCTCCTCCTCGGTAAGGAGGCCCCGGTGAAGCATCTCAACAACTTGCATCCAGCTTGCGTGCTCCCAGTGAGCTCTCCAGTAGTTTAGTATTTGCTCGTCAGTCATGCCGGCCTTGTAGAAGGGCTCTTTCTCGATGGCCTCGAACTCACTATCAAGGCCGTACCTGGCTATCATCTCAGGCTCAAATACCTCTCGAGCTTGCCAGCGTATCAAGTCAGCCGGTGCCGGGTAAAAATGGGTAACTTTGCGGATAGCTTCTATATCATCATCACTCCAGCCCTGGTCTTGCATAGCCGATATTAAATGGTCCTCTGTAATAAAGCCTCTCCAATAAGCTCTGATAGCAGTAAGAGGGTCAAGTCGTGCAGAGCGGATTAGCTTATCAGTAAAATATCTTCCCCAGTTGGCTATGGGAACTACTGAACCCATAGCCAACCCAAATAGCGCGCCTATCAGGTAAGGTAATAGAGCAGCGAATTGAATGAAACTGGTAGCAGTTGTAGCTTTCTCCAGGATATTATGCCACTCCGGGGGTAGGTTGGGGATAGTTTTGAGTTGGTTAAGCTGAGGAGTTATCTCATCTCTTACATCCGGCTCGAAGGCATCGAATAGCTTTTCAAAGCCCCGCTCGAACCAGCTAGCCATCCAGCCTCTCAGCCGGTCTTTCCACTCAGCTTGCCAGCCTTCAAGTGTATCGTGTATCCTGCTTGATATGCTCATAGCCTCACCAAAACCTCTCTATTATTCTATCTACAGCTTTATACAGCCAGTCCTCCGGGTCAACAAAGAAGTCTACGATACTATTCCAGAGGCTAACTAAGTCGTCATAGAAAGGAAACCAGGCTCGGAGTGTGCTGTCTATCAAGCCCTGGACCGCGGTACCCGGTATTGCTCCCCAGGAGATAATACGAGCTAAAATCTCGTCCCAGGGCATAGCGGCACCAATCATCTCTTTGATATTATTGAACTCAGCTATAGTCCAGGCTTCAATATCAGTTATCACAGCTAGGAGATAAGTCTTTAAAGTCTGAAGTTGAGTTGTAGTCCAAGCCTCAATATCGCTGAGTAACACTATAACCCAATCCCTAACTACGTTGAACTCAGTTATTGTCCATAGCTCAATATCACTTATTATAACTAAGAGAGCAGCCTTTACACTTTCAATTTGGGCCAGAGTCCAGATTTCAACATCACTTATCAAGCCTGTAACCCAATTCATGAGGCTCATATAGAGGGAAAGCGAGTAGCTTTCAGCATCACTTATCCAGGTTAAAACTGTATATTGGGTAGAAGCCCACCAGTTATTGATAATGTTGGTAACGTTCCACCAGGCATCTATTATCCAGTTCCAGGCATTTACAGCAGCGTCAAAGTAAGTCTTGAAGTAGGTATAGATGCTGCTAAAAGAAAGGACATCAGCTATTTTAATTTTTACATCTTCTACCCACAGGCTGAAGTAGTAGAAGTCCCAAGCCATACTGTTAAACAAAAGAGAAAGCTGGTAAAAGAAGCCAGCAGCTTCCCAGAAGGGATAGACCCATCCGATAACTACCTGGTAAATAGAGTAAAAGAAAGTAGAGATACTGTTGCACCAGCTAACAATATAATCTATCGGGTTCATCTCAACCTCATAGGGATTTTATCTTGTCGGCTTCAATAGCAGCTTTGAGCAGGATAGGCGCCGCTTTCTCGGCAGTCCAGTCCTTTTCAGTTATATCTACTGTAAGGACCACACCACCTTTAGTCTTGATTGAGTGCCGGTAATACTTCTCAATCCCACCAACCTCGCCTATCCTTGTCATCTCGTCAATTCTTAATACCTTGTATTCAGCAGCCATCAACTTTCTCCTTTCTTTTTACTCTGTAATACCTTCAGCTCGTAGCCTCCCAGTCCAGCTAGAGCAGCTACCACAATGCCAAATACTGCTCCATCTATACCCCTGACTAGAGCTAAAGCCTCAAGCCCTGCTATGCAAATCATAGCTACTATCGGTGTCCATTTCATATCTTACTCTCCTTTCTTACTCATCCTATAATAAATCCAAATGAGCGACCTACTGCTACAAGGGTATAATCAACCTCAACATAGACTTGGGTGCAATCACTAAACCTTGCAGCTCCACTGTTCCAGCTTCTTAGAGCGATACCAGCCTGCAGTTTATCAATCTCATCCCATGTCCAGGGGTCGCTTGTAGCGGGATTTGCGTTCCACTGATTAGATTCAAGAGTCCATGTCCCCTCAATTAATGTTCTTTCACTGCTTTCATCGGGGGTATCGGGGGCACCACCCCCCGTTCCCGACTTAATTGCAATTTTTAGTGATGCTTGGTCAACATCTCCAACACCTGTCCATCCTATACACAGAGCATAAACCTTAATGAAGTTTATAGTGCCGCTGCCAACACTGTGGTCGGCAATACCATAAAGGTCACGCAGATAAGTAGCATTATTTGTGTAAACCTCAGTGGTAGCGTAATCAGGTGGGGTCTCATCTACATTCTGGTAATGGTTGGGGCAGGCTGCCCCTGTCTCCCCGTCTATATTACACTCATCACCAGGCTCATTTGGTCTTAATGTTTCAGTAGCCATTATATTTCCTAAGTCTTAGTTACCTTCAAACTTATCGTTACCCTCTGAATGTCAGTTATGCTATCCACATTAAAGGCTAGAATATCGCCGGCAGTAATGGCGGTAGTCCAGGCTGTTAGAGTGCTATCCTGGTCTTTAATTCCAGTGCTAATCTCTGGCTCATTACCTCCACAGATAGTATCACCATCAGCAGGTGGGAAGGCAGCGTAGTCATCCTTCCATATATCTACCTTGATAGAGCCTTCTCGGTCAGCCAGCATAGTTACTCTGTTAATCGTGCAGGCAAAAGGTATCTCTAAGTGCCCTTTCTGTCCGGTAGTGATAGCCGAGCCACCGCCGTCTATAATAAAGGTAATGGTAAGTATCTTTATGTTAGCGGCTAACCTGGCTGTCGGCAGCGTGCCGGCAGTTAGCTCAGAAGCGTCAACAGTCTTGGCGTGCTCTCTTTCGTGAACGTGGTCAGCTCTAGAAAATGAATGAGATGAGCCTATAGCATTAGCAGCAGCAACCTTAACAGGAATAGCACTATCTAGCTTATCAGAACCATCAATAGGGTCGTGTGTATTTTTGTGAGCTACCAAATCACCAGCAAGCATAGCCTCCCAATAAGGAGCATCAGCACACTTTAGATAAAGTCCATCAGTGCCTTTGCCTAACCGCTTCCAATACGTGCCATCACAATAAATAATATCACCGGCAGCTTGACTAGCTGCCTCGTGAGTATCCTCACCTTCCCACTCAGCCCTGGTTAGCTCACCACCAATGTCTTTATGCCTAAAGTTGTTTGCCACTACCCTTTCTTAGCCTCCTCGGTATCTTTTTTTGCTATTGATAATCTCCTCTTCAAATACCCTTTCATTCTTACCATATAGGTCTTTTACTCTGAACCTAAATATCTTATCTTCGCCACGCTTGGATAGAGTTATGATAATAGAGCCATCCGGTTGCGACTCCTGAGTCATATTATTAAAATCACCTGCCTTAAGTTTTTCTATACCACTAATCACTTATCTCGTACCCCGCAAATCCGCACGCAGGACTACTAGCGTGATTTGCTCTATTGTAGCAGTAGACATAAATTGTTGTGCCCCCTTCTACTACACAAGTTTTAGGTAATATCACAGAACCTCCACCATTAGCACCTACATTCAGCATGAAGTTTGCTCCGCTATACAAGTCTACATCGCAGATTTGGTTGTTATTTGCGTCTGCTGCATTGTAGGCTTTATTAGCAAAGAAAATTTGAGTAACATATAGTGTCTTGTTAGCTGGCACAACATACTCTAACTCAACACGCTCACCAAAGACCTTGTTAGCAGTAAAAACTGTAACATTCTTATCTATTCCCTGCAAAGTTGCCCAATCAGGCTGCCCATAAACTCCGACACTCTGCGCCTTGAAGTCTGTCTCGACATTAACTCCCTGGTGTTGAAAGTCAACCGGAGTTTGTATATCAGCCCTTGAGATTACTATCGCTCGGGTCCCGTCTGGATGGTCAGTTGGCATTTACTAACTCCTCAATCTGGTATCCCCACAAACCAGGCCGGGAAGGTAAAAGGGAAGAAGGCTTGAGTAATCTCGATATAACTAACAACAAATAAAGCCGGGAAGTAGAACGGAAAGACAGTCCTGTTATAATCAGCCATCTAGCTCTCCTTTCCTTCCTTGCTTCCTCCCAGCCAAGATGGTATTTCTAGTCTAACAGGCATTAGCCTACCAAATAAGCTCTTGATAGCATCTACTATAGCCAGAGCTATGATTGCCTTTCTAGGCAAGACCGCTATTCTTACGTGAAAAGTGTGGTCAAAAGAGGTGCCTACTCCCCACGCCTTAATTTTAAGCTCGTAAGGTGGCTGATAGCTCTCATAATACTCAATCCACTCAACCGGTGTGCCATCGCCAACTATGGTCATACCTTCAGTAGATGGAAAGACTTGATGCTCGTGGTGGAAGATAGCAGCGTGGACCATACAATTACTACCTTCCTGGTGAAAGACAGATACCCAGGTTATGATACCGTGTGCAATCTTGAGGATTTGCTCTTTCTTGTTGGACTCGGTATGGGTAGTTTCTACTGTTACGTGTGCGGTAAACAGCATAATTAGCTCTCGCTATTTTTAATACAGGAAGGGAGGGGAATTTACTCCCCTCCCTTTTGTCCTAGCTCTCGCCAGATTACGAGGACACCCAGGCAGTTAGCCTTTACGTCTATGTATAGACCTCTGCGGCAATAAATAGGCACAGGTGGAGAGATTACAGTAGCCCTACTCTCAGCAGTTCTACACTTGGCTATTAACTCTCCATTTGTGTTTTCACCATCATAAAGGTTTATTGTAGACGTCCCGGCAGTAGAAGGCACATGATGAGAATAGACAAACTCACAAGGCCCCTTTGAAAGACACCCGTCAGCAGTTACCCACTTCCAGGAGTATTCTTTACTCTCCACCGCCGCTAATACCTCCGTAGCTGCTGTAGAATTGTGCTAAAGGTGCCATCGGCAACAGTCCCGGCGAGTATCCTTAACCTGAGCGAACCTACCTTCCCACCAGTTGGGTCATACCAGTCGTCCATGTCCATCTGGTCTCCAAACGGGAAGCAAAAGACCGCATATGGCAAAGAGCCATGAAGGTAACCGGTACCAATGTCCGTTGCTGTATCAGACAAGAAAGAATACAGACCATTAGACATGGTATGCCCTTGTATCGCCCTCTTCGCAGTAGTATTGATAACTGTAGGCGACTCATTCCAGCAAGGCGCTCCATAGACAAAGTCAGTCTGAGAAGTGCAGTCAAACCATACATTCTGACTAAGCATACCAAAATCCAGAGCGTTCAGGTTAGCCCAATCTCTATAGGTCAGGTCAAAAGGTATCCTCTTGAGGTTATCCTCATCAAGCCGTGCCTCAGCCATCAGTTGAGCAGTAGCCTGCCCGAAGTATTTAGGCTGGAAATAGAGCTTCCTAATGATCCGGTCAGTAGGTAACTCAATATACTTATACGAGCTTGCTACATTTGTATATTGGTGATATTCCTGGGTGCTCAAGAAGCCTATTGGTGAGATAACCTTCTCGTCAAAGCACTCTGCGATAACCGCCAAAGAGACTGCTGTAGCATTTGCCTCTATATCGGTTACGTCCCAGGTAAACCTCAGTTGAGGATTAATAAACTTTGTAGGGTCAAAGGCAAGCATCGGGTCTCTCTTAAACCTTCCAAAGTTATGCTCCATCGCGCTTGACATTGTTGCTGACTGAAGGTTGCTGGCTGTAACCCGAAGCAGAGGATTGCGTTCGTAGAAGTGTGCTGCTACTAACTCGGTGCCAGATAAGGACATAAGCACATCAGAGCCATCTACCAGCTCAATCTTGCTAAAGATACTTGGCTCAGGAGCTGAACGCTCACCAGCGCCAATAGTATATCTAAAGTCAAAATAGAGACTGGTGATAGGGTCTTTAGTAACAAGTTTTTCTATCCGTGTCCCTGATGCACCGATATCTTCAAGAGGAAATATGGTTGCAGTTCTGTATTTCATCTCTCTATTTTACCTCCCTACCTCACGCTCCACCGGCACTAGCAGAAACACCGAGCAGTGCCAGTCTCTTAGCGTTAAGGGCTTTACCGACTTCCTCAACCCTTCGGTAGTTTGCCGGGTCTCCTCTAGGCTTACGTGCTGAGAGGGTCAAAGCGGCGATGGTTGAAAAGTACGGCTCGACTCCAGCCGTGTAATCAATAGTAGCCGCGGCGACACCGGGAGCAAACCTATCCCGGCCTACTTCCCTTATCTTCCGGGCAAACTTGGAGGCTCCGGCCCGGGCTACGCCTTTGGCAAAGCGTTCCTTGATACCGGGGGCAGTGATAGCCTGGTGAAAGTTACCGGCAGCAGCAACAGTCTTGCTCTGCCACTCACTAGCCGCAGCCTCAGCATTGGTGGCGAACTCCTCGGCAGCTCTACCGGCGTTCTCTGACCACTTAGAGGTCGACTCAGCTACACCTTTTACTTTAATTCCCACGATAATTCTCCTTTACTTTTTGTTTTTTGTCATTAGCCTTCTGGCTATTGCCTCCCCCGAGAAGGGAGGGAATTCTATCCCTATTGACATCTATACCACACAATGTTACGCTTGTCTAGAGGGCAACTGGTTGCAAGCTAACGGAGGTTTTGAGGGGGTAGATAGATCCCAAGATCCTGACGAGTTGGAGGTTTTGACTAGGTGGATATCCCCCCAGTTCGGGGGTAGTTGGAGGTTTTATGCCTAGAAAAGAAAGAGAGCGCCGCTACATCTCCGAATACATGAAGCAAGCCTTTCCAGATGTGCAGTATCAAATCAATGTTGAGCTCGGCCCCATTCCCAAAGAGTATGTAGACAGGTACGGCTTAGGCAAAGCGGCTGCCATGTTCAGACCCACCAGGCCCAGGGTAGACGCGGTAAGGTGGACACCGGAGAGATATTACCTCATTGAAGCCAAGCTCAGGGATATTAAAGCCGGCATTGGTGATTTATCTTACTACCGGGGTATGGCAAAGGCGACACCGGACCTGCCCTTCTACGATGGTCAGGAGATAGTATGCCAGCTAGTGGTACCCTGGATGATAGACTGGATTGCCTGGGCCGCCAGGGCAGCCCAGGTTGAGGTAGTGGTATTCTGGGTCGACTGGGTAGCTGACTACATCAAAGAGCGGCAGCACTACTTTACCTCAGAGTACCGGGATGAGAGAGCAAAGAAGATGCAACTTAGAAAGATACTGGGGGTTGAATAGGAGTATAGGGTAATGTCCATACCAGCAGCGCATATTAAGTTCCAGTACGCCGAGAGAGACAAGCTAGACGAGCAGTTGGGGTTGATGCGGCGCTGGGGAGTATCAGAGACTGACCCTGGCTATCTAGCACTCACGGAGGCAAGAGATTTAGCTTCGTGGAAGGTAGGGCTAGAGCAACCTATGACGGTCTTTCAGATTGCAAGGGCTTTTGGTATGTCTCCCGGGGTTATCGCACTCTGGTCTGTTGGTGAGAGAGGCTGGATGAGTGAGGCAAGGGAACGTGAAGGTGCCCCACCGGTATATCGTTATGTCTCGGATGAGGTGGCTGAGAGGATAGTTAAAGACGAATTAACCCATGAGGAGTTTAAGCAACTTCTAACGCCTGACCCCTACATAGGAGAGTGATTTATGGATGTATATATATCTCGAGATAGCCCCTTATTGCGTATCCTACGGACAGCCACTTACCTCCTAGCTAACTATGTCCGGCTAGCCCCTGGAGTTCCAACCCGGATGCACTTTACCGACCATTACCTCATAAAGAGGGAGATAGCCGATAGGGAGACCGGGAAACCAAAGACAATAGATAGTCTTGTATTCTACGTTGACGAACTGGGAGGGGAGTCCTGCTCGAGAACCTTTAGCATTTTATCCCAGAAGCTGGCCGCCCACGTGGAACCCTACCTCCCCAATAACGAGTATAGGGGCTACGATTTCATCATAACTCAGATAGGGGAAGGCTTCCTAAAAGACTGGAATGTCCAGCTAATTAAGAGACTAGAAGAGGGCTAAAAGAAAAGTCCTAGTATAAATCAAATAGTCAAGAGCCCAAAACCAATACAAATGAAGGCTATAACATAAAGAGTTTTCATATCTTATCTCCTCGGGGATTTCTCACCCCCCAGACAAAACAGTTCGGAAGCCAAACTGTTTAGGGAGTAGGTGTCTCTTCGACTTTCTCCTCTTCCTTCGGTGCTCGGAGCTTGCCCAGCTTCCATACCTCACCAAAGCAATCAGGGCATAGCATCACCGGTCTCAGGTAGCGCGGCTCAACTTCCTCTTTACACCCCTCACAGTGGTATTTAGCTATTGGTCGTGGCTCTGTTACAGCCGCCGGCGGTCCCTCCTCAGCGATTAGCTTCATTTCTACCAACACGTTGTCAATCTGCTCATGCAGTTCTTTGACGGAGAAGCGCCACACCTGCTGCTTGGCAATAATCTCCTCCTGCTGGACGGCATACGGCAGGCGGCTTATCTCAAAAGCATGACCAACACCAATGACACCCTGGTCAAGCGCCTGTTGGACTGAGGGAGAGGCGGTAGAAATCTTTATCAACTTCTCTATATAATCCCTGGTTAGACCGGTCTTTTCCTTGATTTGGTCCGGGTCGAGGTTATACTCGGTATAGAGAGCTCCTATAACCTGAACCATCTGGGATACCGGGGTTTTACCGCGAAGATGGTCAAGGAATATGTTTTTTGTCAGGACGTCTATCATGTCTCCCGGGATAACTACCACGTTAATCTCTTTCTCTCCGGCATTGATAGCCTCCTGGACCCGGTGCAGCCCATCACAAAGGACCAGCTCCTCTCCTACTTCGTAGCAAATAGGTGGGGTGATTTGGCCTACTGCTTTTATTGACTCTACAAACTGCTGATAGAGCTCCTCGTCAAACTGGGCCGTTACCCTAACCTCGGGTACCTTAATATCGTGTGGGTTCACTTTGCGTAGTTTCATTGTTTACTTAACCTCCTTAATACGTTTGTAGAAACGCCAGAAACCCCAGAGCACTATTAGGCTTAACAGGACCAATTCAGCTACCTCTATTATTCTGTAGGGGTCATACCAGCCACCAGCGAAGTATAAATATAGCAGGTCCCCTGCCAGAACTACAAGCAGCAAATCAGCTAAAAGGTCTGCAAATAGCTTTATCATTTAGTCCTCCTTTTATCCTCATCCTACCGCTTTACCATGTGTCCGTATTCACCCTTGATGTATTTGTCCGGGTCTGTGTCTTGAGAAGATTGCTGCCGGTATTTCTTCACCCTCTCGTACTCCGACTGATAGGCCTTCCAATTAACGATGGTAATTACCCCAGCTTTGAGAATAAGCCGCTTGTCCTGCTGGCACTTTGCCAGGGTGGTTTTAAGTAACTCCACGTCTATATGTAGTTGGTTGGCGATAAAATCAAGAGGGAAGGCTTTGCCATCATTATCGGCAATCTCACCTTCCCTGCCACATTCCCCGGCTAGCAAAAGCAAGTCGATAAATACACTCCTCTCCTCTGGTTTTAGCTGCCACCTAACAGAGCCATGTAGCCACCCGGTAATATACACCTTAATCCATGCTCGTCTGGTTGCCCCTCTCATAATTTCCTCCTTTGAAAAGTTTTCTTTATTCTGTGACTTTGGTTGTTACTTGTCAAGCCAATTCTAGTGACTTTAGATGTATATTCCCTATTCTTATCTATTCTATTCTCTTCTATTCTTCTCTTCTCTTAGGGGGGGAGAGTATGAGAGGGGGGAATTGTAACTGAGAGGTTAATTCCCTCAAAGGCTGTGGTTTCGGGGCTTTCTTGATACCCCACTTTTTACGCCAGTAGCTACTTCTCTCAACATCAGCTAGTGTCATTGGTGGGAGGTGATAGAGGTTCCTTCGGACATTCTCAACCTCAATAGCCCTTGAGGTGGTACCTGGAGAAAAGGCACCTACTCCCCAATCGTGATAGGTTTTATGGCAACGCCGACAAAGAGGTACGGTATCAGTGCTGATAACCCCTCGTTTACAATCGTAGTGGTGAAGGTCAATAAACCTATCGGAGTTACAGATAAAACAATGTTCAAACTTCACTCCTTACTTTCCCCAATAGGAAATGCCCTCCTGAGTGCTTGCCACTCTGCCCTCTTTTGAGCTAGCTGCCAGGGGTGAGCGGCTACCACCGGGGACCGGAGTTTAGTCTGGTCCCTGGGGCTCTTGGCAGTCATTTCCTCATAGGTTACTACACCGAGCCCGTTAAATGTGGCCTCGGTATCAATTAACCTTACCTCAGCAACCCAGACATGGTCCTGAGCTTCAAGGTGATATTGCGGCCTCTCATCCTCAGTTAGTGGGCGCGAGCTCAGTAGGAAGTTAATACCGGTCTGTTGAGCGTGGTATAGGTAGCCGTCTATGGTGAAATAGGGCTTACCATACATCAGGACTACGTGGCTCCGGTAAGGGTCCATGCCATACTTCTGGGCATATTCCACCAACCCTTTTATCAGCCCATCACTGAGTAGCTCACCGGTCCCCAGGTCAACGTGTGGCACTAGCGCCGTCAGGAAGTCCTGTTTATCATTGGGTTGCATCTTAGCTTTCCTCCTTTGCCTTTTGATTACTTGGTCCTCGATATGGCCGGGTAATTCCTCCCCGGCTTGGTGCATCTCAGTCAGCGATAGCTGCCGGGTGATGGCATCCGGGTAATGGCCTTCTCCGCAGCGTAGCGTCCAGCATTTCTCGCCGCTGTGCCAGGCGACCACAAGAGGGGTCTTATGCTCGGAGCAGACATTATACCCGGCTAACCTGGTCAGCATATCGTAGTCTCCTTTTATCATTCTGTCTCTCCCGGTAGTGGTTTAACCCAAGCATTATCCCAAGTATTTCTATTAGCTTGATGACGTTTAAGGGCTTCAATGCCTAGCCTTTGAGCTTGTGCCTCTCTGTCAAAGCCCCGAAACTCAAGGTCTTTAGCTCTAGTTTCATTATAATCAATAGCTTCATCTATCTTCATTCACGACCTCCTTTACTTCTTAAAAAACTCAGGGCTTGGCATCTTCTGGAGTACTGCATCCAGGCTATCAGCAATACTCCCTAGATTGACCTGAGCCATTTTAACTGAGCATATTTTACTATGGTCGCTCCACCAGGCACACTCCTCTTTGAGACAATCTCTATCCTTAAAATGCTCAGGTGCTTCAAAGGATAAAGCATACATCGTTAGCATTGGACACTTCATAGCTCAGCCTCCCTTTGTACTCCATCGGTCTGGTTTACGGATATGTTCCATCCAGTCATGGTCAGTGATATGCCTTATTCTGAATGTAAAGGTATCTCTTTTAAGGGCACACATTAGCAACTCCCTATAGCGTTTCCTATTGCCAGGAATACGCCACCAAATAAACCGATACAAAAGCCAAAACCACTTCATTACTTTTTTGGCCTCTCCATAATCTGGTACCCCGGTCCCACAGTGTCAGGGATAGCCTTGATAGTCTCATAGACACTACACAGCCTATTGATTACCGCGTCAAAGCTCTCCCTCTTACCCCGGAGCGCGTCTAGCCTCTGGTAAGTCTTTTCCCACAGATATATTGTTGTGTGTTCTCTCACCTTTCACCTCTCTTTATTTCTCAGTCTCTCCCGGCAGCAGCGCAGTAACATAAGGCTCTAAGGTTCGCCGAACCTTCTTTATCCCCTTTAGGGCTTCAATGCCTAGCTTGAGAGCTTTGCTGTCATCTGGTTCACCCAAATATTCGCCACTTTCAAGAATGGCATCTAAGAATTCAATAGCCTTCTCTATCTTCATTTTACCCCCCTTCTATTCTCCTATAGATACTATAGCACATATAAGATAGTTTGTCAATACTATAGGAAAAAATAGCTATCAGAGGGTCGCACTATTAACGTTATAGAAAGTGGTATAATAGGGGTATGACAGAGATTGAGGAGCTCATTAAGCAAGCTGAGCGGAAGCTAAAGCGCTGGAGGAAGCTAGTACCGGGAGAGGGGCGTAGCCCCTCTCATAGAAGCTGGCAGGAGATATTAGAGGACAAGCCGTATCCTCAGCTTGATAAAACAAGGATGTAGGGTACACAAAAAGGGCTTTATGCCCCTAGAAATCGTTTACAGAGCGAGCTAGCTATTCCTCCTCATCCTCTTCGTCCTCATCCTCATCGTCTGGCGTTATCGGGGGAGACTGAACCCTGTTAAGGTAGCCCATGCTTCCACTCCGCGACCTTAGCATCATACTCAGTCTTTACCCTGGCAAGCTCGGCTTCTGCCCGGTGCAGTGCCACCCTTAGCTCATCCCTCTTCTCGGTAGCCGCCTCGGGCAGGACCTCTCCCGGGATTAAGCCCCTCTCCTCTTCCTTTATGGCTTGCCGCAGGGCTTCCACCTCACCGGTAAGTCTTACCACCTCTTCACCGGCTTTAATTAGCTCCTCGGGCATGGGTCTTTCCTCTTTACCTATGGCTATCCTGTACTTGGTAGTTAGGCCCTTAAACTCAGCGAAGTTTATCGGGCTGAATGGTGAAACCTCGGCTCTTACTGCAAGTATAAACTCCGATGCCTCGGGTGTAAAGCCGATGTCCTGTAGCATCAGGTAGGCACGCTCAGGCGTGATAAGCCCTTTCTTTACCGCTTCGACTATATCCGCTTTGGAGGCTTCCCTTTGCCAGGCCTCTAAGGGTGGTTCGGCTGCTGCCTTAAAGATGTCAAGTATGGTCCTGGCATCCGCAGACGTATAACGTAGCTCCACTAGCTTGGCGTGGGCTTCCTCCTCACTTAGGATGGCAGTTTTAAGTCCGGTAAGAATATCAGACTTGGTTAGTTCGCGACTCTTTACTACCGCGTCCTCCTCGTCCTTTGGTATGTTTATC